ATACAGGGTCGGATTGACTAGCGTGGAGCCTGTCCGCTCCCTGCCGCATTGAGTGCAGAGGTCCTCGGTGACTATGGACCTCCGCACGATGGATAGGCCCCTTTTCCTGTCCCGTTGGACTAGGATGTTGCCGTCCTCTAACTTCCTGGGCATGACCCTAGTCTTTAGCGGCTAAACCTTCGCGCCACGCCAACGGATCTTTGATGATGATGTTGTCCTGGTCCGTGACGATTTGACGTTTGCCGCCGAGTTGGAGCCATGCGCCATCGGTGAACATGTTCACCAAACACATGGTTTCGGCCCCGTGACCGTACCGTTTGTGGGCTTCGACGAGGCAACCCTCCCATTTGTCCCCGACCTTCAGGGACTTAATCCACTCTTCGCCATCTTGGAAGGCGTCGAGTAACTCTAATGCACTTTGCATAAGACCTCCATGTGAGCCCTGCTAGGTGAGTAGCAGGGCCACGGGAATCCTTACGTCTTGGTAGCGCCGTCCTGTGACAACGTGTTGATGTACCTGGACTGCACTAGCAGCGCCAAGTGACTGCACGCTCGGATGGCGCAACTTAGCGCCGAGAACGGGGCACCATCCTCCAGGTATACGATTGCTACCCTGAGTTCCTTCAATGCTTCTGCTCTGACGTTGATACTTGCCATTAGAACCTCCATGACCCCCCACTGTCACTGAGGGGATTGGAACCTCTAAGCGGTCTGCTTCTTGAGCCACTCAATGACATCCACCGTTACCCACATCATGTGGAGTTGGATGCCTTCTTTGCCTGTAAGCGGCACGTTGAAGACCTTGACGAACGCTGTGTTCTTGATCCAGAACAGGTCGCCCGTGCGCCACACCTGATCCGGGTCGGCGTTGCCATCCGGCCTCTTATCGGACTTGGACTCATCGACCCCGACTAGGGCAATGTAACCCTCGTCTGTCTTCTTAGTGCAGTCGGGGCAGAATCCCCAGCCCGTTAGAGTTGTGCGCTCCATGGACGGGCGAAGTCTCTTATCGAGTAGTACCGCGCCCGTATCGAAGTCCTTGGCGCATACGGGGCACTTCTTCTGTTCAATCGAAACGTGTGACTTCATAGAACCTCCATGCGGCCTCGTGACTTGGCACGGGGCCTCGGTGGAGCCTCTACTGCGGCGGGTGTGCCTTGTCACGGAAGGGGCAGTCATCCAGCCCCAGCGTCCATGGCACATGCGCGATATCCCCCGCCTTGTTGCATGAGTAGACAGTCACTGTGCAGCCTGCCTCCTTCATGCCCCTCACGTAGAACTCGCATGACCGGAAGTCACTCTGGAGTAGCCTCCTGAATGAGCCCGGTGTCTTGTCGAATACATTAGCTATGCCAGCCTGATAGACCAGCGCGATATGCCTCATAGAACCTCCATTTACCGCCCCCGTCGCGGACGGTTAAGGAATCTCTACAGCTTGCGAATGTCAACCACACTGTCACCCCACACCCTAGTAGTGCCATGATCTAGGTCGATTACCCGCCACTGCGGGTTACCCTTCTTGTCGACCAATTTTGGTCTGGGCGTCGGCATCACCTCAGAGTCGCCATAGGCACAGCGCAACTGAGACAGAGTGATGTTCCTACGCTCCTTAACGTGGGTCAGACCCAGCATTTTCCATTTACCCGATGGCTTAAACTCTGTGCCTGTTGGGTACAAGTCCAGCCGTCTGATATCTCCGGTATCCAGGATGTGATACTGGTGGCCCTGCTCTGTTCTAACGTATAGGGTCATAGAACCTCCATGTGTGGCCCCTGTCACGGGCCATCACGGAGCCTCTACCCCCACGTCTCGGAGAACAGCCGCTCCACCTTCTCCTTCAGCATGAACACGTCAGCCGCCCATGCTGCCTTCTCAGGCTCCCGATCCGATACATTCATATCGCGGATGTGCTTGAACTGGGTTGCCAGAGCTTGCTTGATGTGGTTCATCTCCGAGCCGCTAAAGCTGAAATTAGCTGGCTTGGTGTAATGCCGTTTGCGCTTGCCTGCTACTGCCATATAGAACCTCCACCGTGCCCCTACCACGTGGGCAGGGGATAACGGAGCCTCTACTTATACTCTTTTGCGGCCTGCTCACTGCCGACCACTATGGACTCAATGGCGCATGGCCCCAGTAGATCTCTGACAGCCCAGTAGCACGTGTCATGCAGGTAGTCCGCAGCGTCACCACCACCCACAAACGACTGGTAGTAGACCCGCCCCTTGACCTTTGTCACTTGCCACTGCCCCGCGCACGGACCCGACAGCGGCTGATAGACGTTCTGCTTGCACTGTGCCAGCGTGAACCGGAAGTTACGCCAGCCGTCGTACATGCCGTTCTCATTCATCGCGTGATACTCGCCATGGCAGCACACGTCGCCATTGCGTCTCACCTCTATGGTCCACCCGCCGTCAATGCCTGAGCCATGCGGTAGGATATCTGCCAGCTTGTGTACATCGACTACTGCTGGCTTGGCACCATTCGCCACGTTCAGATGCACTGCGTACCATGCCCCTTTGGGCCGTATATCTTCCATAGAACCTCCATCGCTGCCCTGTAAGTTGCCTCACAAGGCGCGGGGAATCTCTATTCCAGGCCGTGCAGCTTCTTCATGAGCCCCACGTTCGGCTCATCCGACTGCCGATGGAGCGGGGCCAGGATGTCACCCTTGACGGCATCCCAGCCTGTAGTGCCGATGGCATTCTCGGCACGATCCATTGCGAAGCCGAATAACATATCGGACTCCTTCAGCTTCTGTCGGGCCTGCTTCATCAGGACTTTGAGGTTGTTACCGCAGGACTCCCACAGATGCGCGGCAGTGCCGTACTCCATGAGCATGAGGTACTCGGCAGCAGGCCCGTACTCCTTGACCTGTTCCTCTGTCCACCCGAACGACCCTAATGCGTGGTTGTAGCTATCACCCTTCTTAGCTTCAGTTGGCGATACCACAAGCAGGGCCACGCAGTACTTGCCGAGTGTCTTTTCGGCCTCGCCTCCCCATTCCTCCGTGTACTGCAAACGCAGCATGAAACGGAACGGGAAGTCTCCGTGGTTAATCTCCGGTGACATCCACACCTTCTGACTGTCGATGTCCTCAACCACTGTTAGTCGCATAGAACCTCCATCCGGCACCACCATTGCAGGTGATGCCTCAGTGGAACCTCTACTAGTCGCCTCCTCCAGTGAACTCCAGAGCGGCATCATTCACCTCTTGAATGCGGCCAGCCCAGAATGCCGTGCCACAGTCGTCGGACGTGTTGCCGTTCTCCTGGGCCAGCAGCCACTGACTGAGATACCAGTCGCGGTACTGCCTCAGAGCACACCGGATAATGATGCTTGTCTTACCCGACAGCAACTGACGTGCTGTGGGCATTGCGATAGTTGACATAAGCTAATCCTCTACCCCGTACACCTTGTAGGCGACGAGGCGCGGACTACTCACCGTAATGCACTACTGTGTTGAGCGGATCGTACCGGAGGCGTGGTGCTGCTGCCGTGCTCACAGCAGCCCACAGCAGCCCAGCGAAGCCAGCGAACAGCATCATCATGCCGTACATGCCGTACTCAAGCTGATATGCTGCCGTCGGCGCTACCTTCCATGCAAGGTATATCCAGGCAGTAGCAACTATCATCAGGGCGAAACTGAATCCGCCGATAAAGCCAATAACCGTTTTGTTCATAAGGTGTTCTCCACAAAGACACACTAGAGTCATGGTCGATATCAGTACGTAATTCCTCCAGTTGGCATATGCATTGATACTGAGCGCTCAGTGTCGCAACCAGTGTGCATGGAGCCTTTAGGTAGAGAGGCTGTACTTACCATCGTGACTACTTCCGAGTGTCTAGCTATCGGACGCGCTACATATCGTCACTCGCGTACTCCGAACTCGGCTAGTGTGTCCATGTGGAGATGCATACAGCCCTATGGTTGCCTCCAACCGGATAAGGCTGTATGCATTACACTTTGTTCTCGGAGACTACCCGGCTAATGCCGTCCTAGCAGTCCACCTTGCACAACCAGTAAGTACCCAAAGTCCCGTAGGACGCCAGTATGTGGGTTTATGTGCTCAATGCCGTCTAGCGCAATAGCGTGATAGCTACTCCGTTCAATCACAACCTCACTAATCAGCCGGATAGGAATCCAGTCGGATAGCGTGGTCTCTTAGTCACAGGCTACCTTGGTAGCGATTCTGAGTTGTGGTGCGGCAGAGCATTGACTGCCATTTAGCGCCCTATCCTCCCCTGGTATGGGGTGATCGTGGTAGACAGCGATAGGACTGAATTAGCTGGGTAGCATGTTGATCGAATTGACTTGCACGTATTCCGTTAGATCGACCAAACATTCAGGGCCACCCCAGCAACACATTCACACTCCATCCGTATGGCTGGTGTTAGCTCGCCAGTACCTCTACTGGCAAACTTGTATCGCTGATATCCCATGTATCCCCCCCACTGTAGGCTACTGAAACTATGGGGAATACCCTGCTATGAACAGGTTGTCTGGTAAATCAGACTGCACGGTGTACAGGGTTTGTAGAGTGTATGCGTATCAGACTGCTATCTGGGGGTATCGAACCCAACTCACTCTGTATCTAGCTTTTCGGATACAGGCCCAGTAATGCGTACGCTACTGTTCCACCACCAGTGTACTTACGTGTGCTCTCACAATTGAGCTAGTTTTGACCTCTGGTCGATAATGTCCTTCTTAATCCTGGTGCGATGGCATTGCATACCACAAAGTCCCAACCCGACCGCCCCCAAACAAAGGAGTTAGCAGGCTGAATCCCTGCGATCCGCTCAGCCGATGTTGCTGGCTGAAAGTCAAGCGTACCACGTAATCATTACATGCGTCAATAGGGTAGAGTCATTTATTTTCGAGGTCGTGTAATGCATACACTTTCCCCCTGTTCACCAGCACCCCCGCATTACGCATTAGAGGCCCGTGGTTGAATCGGCGGACTGCCCCGCCACTCTGCTACTCCCAGTGCAAACCGTGAGTTTGGCTATATACGTGCGCGCTATTGTTTTGTTGGGGTTAGCGGGCTTTACTGCTAACGTGCCAGTGAATACCGCTAACGTCACAATTCGGCATTGACGGCATAGGGACTTACACGCGTGCTACGCTGCCAGACGTTCGTATGCTAATAGGCGCTATGGGAGTCACATCGGAGCGGAATGGGACTCCGGCGGAGGCGTCGGGCGGGGTGTTTCATCGGGGGTGTTTCATCGGGAGAGTCGGCAACTGGTGGTGTTTTGCAGGCAGGAACACGGTTTCACAGGACAATAGGGACACTGGGAGTCACACACACCGGCACACTCGCACTGAGCAGCCTCTACCCTATATGACTACGCATGCCTGACTCCAGCCGCTTCGCGGCTTACGTCAGTCGTGCTCCGTGTGACGCGTACTCTAAGCGGAGCATGGAGGCCGAAGGCCGACCATGCGTAGCTTACATTAGGGGTGCTGGGCGGCAGTGTGACGGCAGAGTGTAATGAATACACTATGAATCGTATTGTGTACCGGACCCGGAGATGAGCCTGAGTAGACTAGGACCCTCGCCCGCTGCTTGGAATTGGCCTGAGTAGACATCGACCCTCGCCCGTGCTGTGCGACCCTGCGGGTCGTTATCACAGCCGGGCTCGTCTGGGGCGGCTTTCAGGCTGGATCGGTAGTGTAATGCTTACAGAGATGTAAACTTTTAGTACTAATTTCTCAAAAAGGTACCATTTACAGTGTAAATAGCCCTTTTCATGGTTGACACATTTTGCTATAATAAAGCACCCCTTCATACGGCCCGCCCGCCCACATGATCTGGGGATTGATCTGATGCACTGCTTAGGCAGTGCGATCAATCACCATATCTTCCCGGTTCAGACTTCTCCTAGATAGTTGATTCCTGCCATACGGAGGATTTAAGGAGGAGTGTAATGATTCCGCATTGCTACACTGGGACTGTATGAAGCTCACCATAGAGACCAGTAGCTCCTCTGATCTCGCGTCTGCCATTTCAGCTATAGCTGGCAGGGCTGATCTGGAGACTGTTCTTGTGGCAATCCAAACACTAGGAGATACCATGACTGTAGAGATGGCACGCTTGCAAAAGAGCGTGCGTGACGAGAAGGACGCTATCGAGGCCATGAAGTCTGCATTCTCGCAGATTGCCCAGCGCATCAGGGACCTCCAGGAGGACCCAGCCGCACTATCCGCACTGGCTGATGAGATCGACGCCGAGACGCCGACCATTGTTCAGGCAACACTGGAAGGCACCGCAGCCGCAGGGTTCGTGGAGCCGACCAATCAACCCGCCCCCGTGTCCGATGTGACGCAGGCGGCACCGGCCCCCATCCCCGCAGAAGTCCCCACCAAGAAGTAGCATTCAGGGCCGGGACAGCCAACCGGCCCACTCTCCAATACAGTCTAGATACAGCTTAGATATAGCTTAGATACAGGCTAGATACAGCCCAGCCTAGTGGCCGTACGCGCCGAGTACGCGAAGTGGAAGTGAAGCAAGTGACGAGAATCGGGGTACTGGTACTAAATTGGCTATTTTCAGGGTGATTGCCTCCCGATTTGGCATATTCGGCGGGGGGCGATTACCCGAGTTGGGGCCTGTTCGGGGGCTGACTGGTACTTTTGATCTACGGTTTAGGGCTGTTTTCGGGGGTACATAGGTGGCACCCCCCTCCCCGGCGATGCGTCCTAGGGGCTCCTACAGAGTCCGTTAAGGGGGGAACGCGTGCAAATTTGTGGTATTGGGGGGTGGGGTAGTAGACTATACCCATGGCTAAGGCTAAGAATTCATTAAAGAGACAGCCGGATGTGCAGGGATTGAGGGCGGGTGTGCGTGGACCGGGCCAGCCCCGGAAGCAACCTATCCTCAACCACACGCAGCTACTGAATCAGGCGGCTGTACAGAAGGTGGAGAACAAGTATCAGGTGGTCACTCTGCGGCGGGATGGCTACACCATGAGGGAGATAGCCGACATCCTGAAGGTGTCGATAACTCTGGTGCATAACGCCCTGCACGAGGTGATGCACGAGACCATCCTGAAGTACAGGGAGTCGTCGGAGGAGGCCCGACAGCTACAGGTGGAGCGGCTGGATGGGCTGCTCAAGATCTATACGCCGCTGGCGAGGGGGTACGAGGCGATAGTGGCCGATGACAAGAACCCAGGTGTAATGCGTACAGTCCAGGTCAAGCCTAACTTGGAGGCGGCTAAGTTCATCCTCGATATTGAGGCAAGACGCGCTAAGTTGCTGGCGTTGGATGTGCCGGAAACTAAGAAGCTCGATGTCACCGGCATCAGAGAGTATGTGGGTGTGGACCTGGATGAGGTATGAAGTACGGCCCAGTCAGTGAAGATAAGGTCCTGATGGAGGGTGTCGGGTACAAGATCCGATACATGCCGTGTGGGGCCATCAAGGAACTGTTCAGTTGCAAGGAGGATGAGGTGCTGCTGGCGGGGCCTGCCGGCACCGGCAAGAGTCTCGGCATATTACACAAGCACCATCTCATCCTGAGTAAGTATCCGGGGTCCAGGATGTTCATGGCCCGTAAGACACGGGCGAGTATGACTAACTCGTGTCTAGCGACCTTCCAGAATCACGTCCTGAAGAAGCCGGATAACGTTCACTTTCACAAACAGGACCAGCACTTCCTGTACCCCAACGGGTCAATTTACGCCGTAATCGGCCTTGATGACCCCGAGCGCGTCAAGTCCACGGACTGGGATGGGGGCTTCGTGAACGAGGCCACTGAGTGTACCGAGAATGACATAGAGATCTGCACCACGCGACTTAGGAACTGGGTGGTGCCGTACCAGCAGCTACTGATGGACTGCAACCCCGACCGGCCTACACACTGGCTCAAGAAGCGATGCGAGAAGGGCCTGACTAAGATGCTCATCTCCCGGCACACGGACAATCCACGGCTCTGGAATAGTCGGGCCATGGAGTGGACTAAGGAGGGTGAGCAGTATCTGGCTAAATTGCAGCGGTTGCAGGGAGTAAGACGGCAGCGGCTGTATCTCGGCCAGTGGGCGGCTGCGGAGGGGATGGTGTACGAGAAGTGGGACCCGATGGTGCATGTCATCAGTCCGGGGGATCTTCCGTCATCTTCGTCAGAATGGCCGCACTTCTGGAGTATCGACTGGGGCTACAATCACCCGTTCGTGTGGGGGGATTGGATGGAGGACCCGGATGGCCGGATCTACCTCAACCAGCAGATCTACAAGACGAGGTACTTGGTGGAGGACGCGGCTAGGGACATTATCGAACTGACGAGGGATCAGGCTGTGCCGTACGCCATAATCTGTGACCACGACTCAGGAGACAGGGCGACATTCGAGCGGCACACCGGCTACCTTACTATGCCCGCGTACAAGCACATCCAGCCGGGGATTCAGGCATTGCAGTCCAGACTAGACCCGGTATGGAAGGCGGGTAGGCCGGGAGTGTATATATTACGGGACTCCCTCATCAGCAAGGACCTGACGCTGGATGAGGTAGGCAAGCCCACGGACACGCAGTCTGAGTTCGATGGGTATGTGTGGGATGAGAAGAAGAACAAGGATGTGAACAGTAAGCGGGATGAGTTACCCGTAGATCGGGACAATCATGGGATGGACATGACGCGGTATGCTGTAGCGTTCGTGGACTCTCTGGCGGATGACCCGGAGGAGTTCGAGACTACGGCTGTACTGGAAGATGACGATGACTCGATTAGCATCTATTAACGGGCCATTAACCAAGCGGGAGGCTGAGGTGGCGACCTTGGCGATAAGTGGGATGACTAACATGCAAATTAGTCACCACTTATGCATAGGTGAAGATACAGTTAAGACGCACATGACTAAGATACTCCGTAAGTTAGGCATAACTAAGCGGGGGCAGATAGCCGGTGTATGGGCTCCGCCCCCGCCCAGATGGGGGTCTTAGACTTACTAATAGGGTCGTAGGACAGGTGTAACTTAGGTTAGTATCGCCGGGTAAGAACTCCCTAGTACAGTGTAATAGTGACCCAGAAATCTGGCCTTATTGCCTCAGTAGTCATCCTTGCGTGCTTCTACATTGCGTCATCCCCGATGAATGCGGCAGCACAGAACCGTACAAGCAATCCTGATACCGATATCCTGAACGTCTCCGGTAACCTCACCGGCCTGTCTGCCAAGGAGGTCCTGCCACCAGCCGAGTACAAGGCGCTGGTGAAGGAGTTCCAGAAGTCCCGCATGGCAGTCATCGACAGCCCCAACCCGGTGGCGGGTGTCCTCGACAGGCTGGCCCAGCATGAGAAGCGTGCGGCTGAGGCTGTGGAGAGCATCAACAAGAAGTATGCCGACTTGCAGGAGACCCTCAAGAACCTGCACGAGACCGAGCGGCAGACGTACATCCTCCCTGAGCAGCTTCGGGCGATAGACCAGCGCCTTGCCAACCTGGAGAAGTACCAGGACAGGGAGGAGCAGCAGCCGACAGAGATTGCCGTGCTGGAGACCAAGGTGAACTGGCTGCTGGGCGGGGTCGCGTTCATGCTGTCACTGGTGATGGGCACGATTGTCAGGTCGGGTATGCGGCGGGTGTTCCCCAGCAATCGAGTGCGATAGGTGCTATATGGAGATCATGAGATTTCTAGTATTGGCATTGCAGCTACTTCCCTCAATCATCGACGCTGTTCAAGCGGTTGAGGTCGCCATCCAAGGTGCGTCTGGCGCGGATAAGAAAGCCGTGGTCATGAGCGCCGTAGAGTCCGCAGCACAGGCTGGGGGTAAGATCCCAGAGGACCATGTGCAGGCCGTTAGCCTTCTGGTGGATAACGTTGTCGCCAAGCTTAACAAGGCAGGGTGGACAGGTCAGCCAAAGGACACCACCACGGTGACTGCCAAAGTGTAATCATTAGCGGTTATGGGATTACTTGGTAATCTGCGTGACCGTGTAATAGGTTCGATAGCGGGCTGGCAGCTTGGGGCGGCTAGTTTGGAGACCGTCAGTGAGGCTCTGGACAATGCCGCCCTACCTGCGTCTACTAAGGAGGCGCTGGGCGGGCTGGGCGAGATCGAACTGGCCGAGGAGGACATCAACTGGCGGGAGTTGGTGGCTGGGCAGGGCCGGATGGATTTCAGCAGGGCCAGCCTGCGGAAGATGACCAATCGGTCCAGGGTGATGTACCTCGTCAACCCGCTCATCCACCGGGCTGTCAGCATCCAGGAGCTTTATGTCTGGGGCAGTGGAGTGTCAATTAAGGGTGATGACGCCTCAGTAGATGAGGTGGTGCAGGCGTTCTTCACCGACCAGCGCAACCAGACTGTCATAGGGGAGTCTTGGGATGAGCGGGAGAGGGAGCAGAGGATAGACGGCAACACCTTCCTGGTGTTCTTCGTCAACAAGAGCAATGGCACGGCTCGTGTCCGTCTGCTGCCGTTCCATCAGGTGGAGCGCATCATCTTTAATCCCGAGGACGCCACAGAACCCTGGTACTACGTCAGAGAGCCCTCGCCGGGTGTGTCGGTGATGATGGATGGCGGTATCGACCCCGGCCAGCAGAGCTTCGACCCCGTACTGTACCCCGACATCGACTACGACCCGATCATCAAGCCGTCTGAGATTGATGGCCGCAAGGTGCATTGGGACACCCGTGTCATGCACATCAAGACTGGTGGGCTGTCCGGTATGACGTTCGGGATGCCTGAGTTGTTCTCCGCGATGAACTGGAGCACAGCGTATACAAGGGTGCTGGAGAACTTCGCCAAGATGCTGGCCGCATACGCCCGCTATGCCATGAAGATCACGGGCACGGCTGGGAAGAAGGGCATTGCGGCGGCTAAGAGCAAGCTGGGGCCGACTGTACCGGCTGAGGGCGCACCAGACCCCCGCCGTAGTTCGGCCACTGCCAATTGGTTCGTCGGGTCGGGCATGACGGATATTGCCCCCATCAAGACGGCTGGGTCTACCACGGCACCGGATGAGGCGAGGGCGATTCGGAGCATGGTGGCGGCGGGGTCGGACACGCCAGAGCACTTCTTTGGCGACAGCGACATCGGCAACTTCGCCACCAGCAGCACGCTGGATAGGCCGACTGAGCTTAAGATGGTGTCCCGGCAGAGGATGTGGATGCTGGTAATCCTCCGCATCAGCATGAAGCTCATGGAGTGGTCGGCCAAGGCTCCGACTGGGGTGCTGAGGAAGGCCGGGTTCACCCTGCAACTGGTGCGGGATGACTTCGACAAGAGGTGGTCTGTAAAGATTACACCACCGGCCAACAGGAGCCTGAAGGTGACGGTGGCATTCCCCAGCATCCTGGAGCGGGATGTGACGGATCGAGTGAGGGCTGTCGTGCAGGCTGCTACACTCGGCGGGAGCCCTGCGGAGGGGATCATCCCTGACCGGGGCTTCCTGTTCAAGCTGCTCATGATCGCACTGGGCGAGAAGGATGCCACGGCTCTGATGGAGAAGTACTACCCGGAGAAGGTCACTCAGGGCTTCATCGACCCGGCAGACAGGCACTCGGACGATCATCTGGCGGCACTCGGCAAGAAGGAGTTGGGTGACGCCGCGTTGATAGCCGCCAAGAATAAGCCCAACGGGAAGGCCCCCGCATCAGGCTCCCCGGCACCGGCAGTTAGCAACAAGTAGTAGTTGCAAATGGTGATAGGGCCTAAAATAGGCCGGTAGAGGAGCTTATGTTTCCATTCTTTCGGCGGGTGGCTGAGGCAGGCAAGGCCATATCAGCCGACAACATGAAGAAGGTGCAGGCCATCCATAATGCGTCGATGGGGCTGGGCGCGACCTGCATGGGCATGTGGGAGTCGGCAAGGGGCATGGAGGCTGCGCTGCCGATGAACCAGTCCCATGATGCTCTGCGGGGGCACATCCGTGACGCCCTCAAGACGGCGCATGGGGTCACCGGCGACTCCTACTACAGCAATGGGCCGTACATTCATGATGTGTTCCCCGGCCACGTCATCTACAGCCACAACGGGGAGACCCTCAAGCGCACGTACAAAGCTGAACAGGGGGCGGCGGGTGAGAATCCTAAGATCACTCTGGGCACGCACAGTAAGGTCCATGTGGCGTACGTGGACAGCAAGAGCACGGAGGCGTGCGCCGTGCTGCTCCAGGTGCCGGATGGGTGGGAACTGGCAAGCCTGAGCGAGATCCAGGAGGCTGCTGGTGTAAGCATTACAGAGCCCGCCGAGGTTAATGTTCGGGAGTCTGCGGTGTTCGTCGGCAGCATCACGGATATTAAGGAAGCGGCGAAGAAGGCTGCTGAGACCGGCAAGGCTACGACTATACCCATCAAGATCATCCAGCCGGGGTGGGGATCGTCCGCGTACTACAGCAAAGAGATGATCCAGAAAACGGGGCCTGGGGTGTTCAAGAAGGGCACCCACATGTTCTGGAATCACGCGACGGCGGATCAGGAAGCTCAGAGGCCGGAAGGTGACCTGAACGATCTGGCGGCAGTACTGACCAAGGATGCGGCGTGGCAGGATAGCGGGGCCAAGGGGCCGGGGCTGTACAGTGAGGCCAAGGTGTTCAGCGACTATGCCACACAGGTTGAGGAGAAGGGGCCGCACATCGGGGTCAGCATCAATGCGGCGATTAAGGCTCATGAGGGTGAGGCGGAAGGCAAGGCGGGAAGGATCGCGGACGCCTTTGTACACGCCTTCTCCACAGATTTCGTGACCAAGCCGGGTGCGGGGGGTGCCCCAATCGTGGCGATGGAATCCCAGCGGGGTCAGACTCCGCAACCAAAGGAGAGCAGCATGGACGATAAGGATGTGAAGGCTCTACAGGATCAGAATGCGGAGCTTACGACCAAGAACAAGGCACTGGAGACCAGGATCGCAGCCCTGGAATCCGGCCAGAACCGAGTGGTGGCAGTTGCTACCGTCGCTACTGTCTTGCGCGAAGCTGGGGTGGAGTTCAACCAGCGGCTGCTGGAGCGGGCATGTGCGGAGCCGGTGATGAAGGACGGCAAACCGGACCAGAAGTGGGTGGAGGAGATCGCCAGCGACTTCATCTCGGAGTCGGGTGGGCGCGTCCACGGTATGGGCCGGGAGAGAACCGCCAGCAAGCCGACCGAGGATGAGGCTGCACTGGCATCGTTGCGGGAGTCCTTGGGCGGGCCGAACGGACTGTCTGAGGCGGCTTTGGCATACGCAGTACCGGAGGTGAAGAAGTAACATGGCGCTGGACAGAAAGTTCCCCCAGAGTCACAAGACATGGCCGCTGACCAAGGTCACGGCCCAGACTGCCTCCCGCACTACCAACTTCGCCCTGTCGGGTGACCCGGTGGTGTGCGGGCAGGTTCCCGGTGTCGCGCTAGGCAATGCGGACGCCAATGGCCGCTGCGTCATGCAGACGGACGGCATCTTCAACCTGCTGGTGGCGGGCATCGACTCCAGCGGCACCAGTGCGGCGGATGCGAACGTGGCGGTAAATGGTGGCGACATCGTTTACTTCAACAAGGACAATACGCCGCCGCTCAGCAAGCGGGCCGGGGGTATCCGGTTCGGGTACGTGGTGGGTGATGTTGGTGTGGCGGCGATTGCGTCTGGTGTCACCAACAAGACCTGTCTGGTGCAGGTAGGCTACTAAGGAGGCCATGACGATGCTATTGACGGACAGACTCAAGCTCGTGGCCGCTGAAGCCGCCGCGATAAAGAAGAACCTGGAGGTCTATGACGCCAACCGGCCCAATGCCAGTGAAGGCTGGGCACCGGAGAAGGGTCTGCGGGCCATCAAACTGGCAACTGGGCGTAACCTGACACGGGTGGCCGAGTGCGCCAAGCTCCTGCGGGAAGTGATGGACGGCACCCGCCCCGACTGGCACCTGAAGGAAGCGATGACCACATCGGACTTCCCCCTGCTGTTCGGTGACGTGCTGTATCGGCAACTGATGGGCTACTACAAGCCTTGGCCCATCACGTATGACAAGTACTTCAAGGTCATCAAGCTGAATGACTTCCGCTCCCTCAACATGTACGCCATCGACGGTGGACAGGGGCGGCTGGAGCAAGTGGCCGAGCGTGCGCCGTACCCGGAGACCTCGTTCGTAGAGACCAAGCGGCAGATCCAGGTCGCCAAGTATGGTCGGCGGTATAGCGTCACGTTCGAGATGATGATTAACGATGACCTGAACGCCTTCAACGACAGGCCCAACCTGATGGCGACAGGAGCCCGCCGCTCCGAGGAGTATCTGGCGACTCAGCAGATGTTCGACGCCAACGGGCCGCACGCCTCCTTCTTCACCAGCGGCAACGCCAACATCATCACCGGCAACCCGGCGTTGGGCATCGTCGGCCTGCAAGCGGCCTACACGCAGCTTGCGACCATCAAGGATGCTGACGGTGAGCCCATCCTGGTCGATATGGCGACTCTGGTGGTGCCGCCCGCTCTGGAGATCACGGCCCAGAACATGCTGAACGCGATCCAGATCCGGCTGGCGAACAACGGCGGCGACTCCAACGAGTTGCTGTACGTGCAGAACTGGATGAAGGGGCGGCTGCAACTGGCCGTCAACCCCTATATCCCCACCATCGTCACCAACGGAACCCGTGGCAACACCAGTTGGCTGCTGGTAGCCAGCCCCTCCGACCCCTCTCTGCGGCCTGCATTCGTGTTCGGCAAGTTGAGAGGCCGCGAGAACCCGCAACTGTTCGTCAAAGACCCCGACCAGACTCTCCTGGGCGGCGGCGACACCTCCCCGATGGAGGGCAACTTTGACTATGACGGCATCGACTACAAGCTGCGTCACATCTTCGGCGCGGCCCAAGGCGATCCCAAGATGGCCGTGTCCTCCAACGGCACCGGGTCATAGAAACCATGCCAGCCCCGACTAAACCTCTCCCCCAGCCGACAACGGCGGGGGAGATCTTTTTGCAGCGTATCTGTGACGAGCTTGCAGCCATCCGCTCTGAGTTGGCTGAGCACCGTCAGTCGCAAGTAACCACCGTGCGGCAGGAGCCTGACCTGCGGTCCCTCTCTGATCTAACAAGGGTCAAGGAGCCCGAGCAGGAGCAGGAGTTGCAGAAGTCCAAGAAGGGCAAGAGGTAGCATGGGTATCCGGCGTGTATGCATTACACTTTGCGCTCTGGCGGCAGCTTTCCCGGCGTGGGCGGCTGTCACCAGAGTGCAGCAGACGGTGAATGGGCCTGACAACCAACCGGCGAGTGGGACGGCTACTATCCAGCTAACCGCCCCTTGCCGGTCGGGGTCGTCCCTGATCGGTGACAGGATCATCACTGTTCGCTTCACGGCTGGGGCATTCCAAGTTGATCTGGTAGCCACTGACTCCTGTGTGGTGTCCGGTAGCGCCACCGGCACTGCATGGTCCTCCGTCACCACCTACTCCATCGGCAATCGAGTGCAGTATGGGGGGCTGGTGTATCAGGCTGCGGCAGGCAGCACGAATGTCACACCCGGCTCCAACAAGGCGATATGGGTGGTCATCAGCCCCTCCTACACGGTCAAGTGGAAGCTCATTGTGGGGGATGAGAGGCAGGAGTCCTGGGCTGTGCCGACATCGGGCAGTCCGGTTACAGTGGATGCGGTCAGGATCAGCAACCCTGACCTCCCCAGCCTCCCACTCGGCGGCTCACAGGGTCCGGTTGGGGCCACGGGGCCGACTGGTGCTACTGGACCTACGGGAGCTACCGGGGCTACTGGCAGCACTGGGCCGACTGGGGCCACGGGTGCTGTCGGCGCGACTGGCGCAACTGGGGCTACTGGAGCCTTCCCCGGCACCGTCAGCGGCAGTGACATCACTACGCCGGGGCGGGTCATCCTCAACACGACCTGTCCTGATGGCAGTCCTGATGGCAGTCTGTGCGCGTTGGGGAAGGTGTACGCAGGCGGGGTGGATCTCACTATCCCCCCGGTCATCCCCCCGAGCACTGACTTTCAGACCATCACGCCGTCCTCGACTCCGGTGTTCCCGCTGAGCACTGCGGCGGCACAGGGATTCAAGATCACCCTGACCAGTGACGTGACAAGCTCCACCTTCAGTGGCACACCATTCCTGTGGCAGGAGGTGACGTTCATCATCTGCCCGAACGGGCATAGCTTCACGTACCCGACTACAGTGCAGGGGGCCGGGGTCATCAATACCACTGCCCCGTACTGCACCCGGCAGATGTTCCGCTATGATGGCGCGAACTACCAAGGCATCTCACAGGCGTGGAATGAGAACCCTACCCCCGGTGTGGATACGGTTACCGGGCCGCTGACATACCCGGCTGGCCCAGACACTCTGATGTCAGTCAGTGCGGCTCAGACCCCGATCAACAAGACCATCAACTGCGCCAACAACACGTGCTCAGTGCGGAATGCTGATCTAGTGCTCACTGATGTCACCACAGCCAATGTCACGACTAGCAGGGCTGGACTACAGGCCAAGCTGAACGGGGATGCCTCAACGTTCGGCAATGGCAATGGGGGCTATACCAAGCCCACGATTACGGCACGGTGTGTCATCGAGAATGATACCCAGTCTGTAACGGCATTGACCTCAGCCCAGATCAGTGGCCGGTGCGACGTGCCCGCTGCGTCTACCCTTATAGAGGTGGCGGTGTTTGCGGACGCTGGGACACCCTCAGTACTGCTGGAGCGGTGGCGTCCGAACGGCGGCAGTACGGCAGATCTGATGTCGGGGGCGCTGGCTACGGGGTCCAGTGGGGCCTACGCCTGTGCAGCGTCCGGGTCGGCATGTCTCGCGGGCAACACCAAGTCGGGCTCTGTCACTCTCTCCAATACCTCCCTCAGTGCCGGTGACGTTATCCGCGTCAAGTCAGCCACCACTGCTACGGCCACGTGGCATCACGTTGTGGCCTACTTCACCTACACCTCCAACTAACATGCGACTCCTGTGCGTATTCATTACACTAGTGGTCTGTTCGCACGCAGCCAATAGGTTCTGGGTGGGTGGTGGACCGACCAGCCAATTCAATGCGACGGCCAATACCAACTGGTCTACTACGTCGGGCGGGGCGAACAATGCCTCTGTGCCGGGGTCTACTGACGTGGCGGTGTTCGACGCCAATAGCCCCGACTGCACTATCGGCAACTTCCCTACCATCCAGAGCGCCACATTCATCGGCTACACCCACGCCCTGACCATCAGCAACACGTTCGGCCCCACCTTCAACACGGCGTTCAACCTGACCTTCCCGGCCACGATGACCCTCAACGTCGGTGGGACATCGGCCACTATCACGCTGACTCATGCGACTGGCACGACCACGATCACAACGAACGGGATCAGTATGCCCGCCCTCACTATCAATGCGGTGGGGTCGGTGGTGCTGGCGGATGACTACACGTCGGTCAATGCGCTGACACTGACCAAGGGCAGCTTTGACGCCCAGAATCACAATGTCACTATCCGGTCCTTCGCGGGCAGCAACAGCAACACCCGCGCCCTCACGATGGGGTCAGGCAACTGGACGCTGACCACGGCGAATACGATCTGGAATCTGGCGACTACCACTGGGCTGACCTTCACGGCCCCGACTGGCACCATCTTTGTGACGGATGTGACGGCTACGGCCAAGACGTTTACGGGGGGTGGGCTGACCTACAACAACCTCACCATCACGGGTGGGGCGTCATCGGGCACCTTCATCTTCACTGAGGGCGACACGTGGGGCACCATCAGCGTCATCACCGGGGCCAAGACGCTACAGTTCCCATCCAGCACCACCAGCACCATTGCGGGGCTCAGTGTGCCGGGCACTACTGGTAACACTGTAAGCATTACAGCCTCTACAGCGGGAACGGCGGCGACACTTAGCAAGGCGTCAGGGTCGGTGTCCATCAACTTCGTGTCCATCAAGGACTCCACAGCGACTGGTGGGGCGACTTGGACGGCGGGGCCGGTGGCAACCAATGTCAGCGGTAATACTGGCTGGACTTTCGTGACGGCTGTACGGCATAGGGTTATCCAATGAGACTCCTACTACTCCTCATCTCTTTCACGGCATATGCACAGGAGGGGCTGACCATCACGGGGGGGCATCCTCGCATCTACTTTGATCCGACCCGGCTGGCGGCAGCAGTCAGCTACACGACAGCACACCCGTGGACTCCGAGCACCATCGGCGTGGTCAATGCGAACTCTTGGGCGGCTCATGGGCTCATCACCAATACCCCCGCAGAGTGCGACTCAGCCATTGCTGCGGTGAAGGCGTTCCAGCTTGACCTGACCAAGTTCACCTTGGCGGCGGGGCCGGGTGGGGCCACAGCCAATCAGATGCGGTGGTACGGGGAAGTGGCTGCGGAGGTTTACGACTGGTGCTATTCTCAGATGAGTCCTACAGATGCACAGTTGATACGGGATCGGTGGATAGGAACGACTGCCAACTCCACTGATCCCGTTCACGTTCCTACCGACCTCGCCAGCGCAAGCGGCACCTCCGTCATCACCAGCACCCAGTCACCATTTCTGCCGAACATGGCGGGGAACAACGTCATCATATTTAATGGGGGTGGCACCCACTGCCCCACTGATCGCTTCCCCATCCTCACTGTCACTGACGCCAACACCATCACCGTGGTTGGGGTGCCGAATAGCGGGGGTAGTGCATCGGGCTGTACGGCCCGCATCTCAGGCTATGTCGATGCCGCACGGTTCTACATCTGGGGCGGCAATGACATGCCGTGGTCTAACTTCTTCTGGGGCTACTGGCGCAACGAGATACTGTGGAGCGTGGCCGCGTATGGCGAGACCACTTACACGCCTGAGTTACTGCATGACGCCTTGGCCGTGAGATGGCCGGTGGCGTTGGCGCTGTATGCGGGCACGGGCACTTACTCCGGTATTAGTCAGAAGGGTGGCATCTGGACGGAGAGCAGCGAGTACGGGCCTGAGAGCTTCGTGTACCAGATGATGCCGGTGCTGGTGTGTCAGAGGTATGGGCGCGACCTGACCACGGAGACTAACTGGTATCGGGAGGCCGCGACATTCGCCATCTACAACGCCACAGTGCAGCCCACTTACAGCCCCAACACGAACACCTCCTACTACCAGATGTTCCCGTGGGGTGATGACCAGGACTTCGTGGGTTATCCCCCGGCAGCGAGTTCGGCTAGTGTGAGTGGGTATGTGCGGGGTAACTCCTTCATTGTTCCTCCACCAGACTTCGTGGACGTGCTGGCCCAGATCTACGGCTCATCCAATCTCGGCAAGTACTTCAGGCAGTGGGTGACTGCGGATGGGTTCAGCTTGTCACCATGGATAGCCGGTGGAGATCCGGGGGGCTCCACGCTGGCCCTGACTGGACTGCCGCTGGACTACTTCTCTCTGGGGCACCAAGCACTGTTCGCCAAGACAGCATGGGCGACTGGGGCGACTCAGATCCGAATCATCGGCACCATGGCGCTGAACAGCCACCAGCACGCCAATTCGGGTGACTTCGCCATCAACCGGAATGGAGTCAGGCTGACCGGGGAGTTCACGGCCTACTCCCAGCTATTCGTGTGCGGCGGCTATGCGGCGGCTGAGACCAGCACACCATCTCCCACCTGTAGCTCCCAGTACGGGTACGCACACAACATCATCACGCTTGATAGCGGTAGTACGGATGCCTGTCAGACCAGCCAAGTGTGGGGCAGCACCTTCCCATCAGCGGGCGGTAATGCGTTCGTGACCGGGCCGGGGAGGACGCTGCGGCTGGACTCCCAGACCAACTACTCCTACATGGCGCTGGACATCAGCGACACGTACAAGAGCATCGAGAGCATTGACCCGGCGCATGACTGCCGTGACCACAACCCATACGCCGGGACAGTGCAGCGGGAGTACCTGTTCATTCGCCCGACTGAGACGCTGGTTATCTTTGATCGCATCCTGTCCGCTGCCAACTACTTCACTGGCACCAACCGCCATCCGGTAGTGGCCGCACAGAACGTGGTCAAGCGGGTGCTCGTGCATTCCCCGGTAGTGCCCACCATCAGCGGCGGCACGGCCACGTGGCTGAATCACGGCCAGAAGCTGAAGGGGTGGTTCCTGGGACCCGCCACTCCCACACTGGTCAACATTGATGAGGGCAACTTTACCGGCCACGCCCTGACGGTGGGGAAGTATCAGCAGAGGCTGGAGTTCTCGAATGCAGATGATGTGTCGAACGGGGCGGCGGCTGCTCAGTCCTACATGGTGACCATACTGCGGGCGGGGGATGAGATAGGCTACCAGGACTTCACCGTTAACAGCCTGACCGACAACGGCAGCACCTTCACACTGCGGCTTGACCATCCGACTGGCAACATACTGTGGGTCATCAATAAGGGTGCGACCACGAATGGTGGCAGCTTCGGCTACGCTGCGTCGGGCACGCCCACTACAGCCCTTCTGAATACTGTGGTTAACCCGCCGCTGGTGACGGATGCGGGAGTTACATGGCCTGTTCTGCCTCTCATCAGCGCCAGCCCACAGTTCCTGTCATTCCCCTGCACAGTCGGGGGCAGCAACCCGGCCCCGCAGTCGGCAGTCATTGACGGCATCGGCATAACTCTGACTAACTGGTCAGTTAGTAAGTCACAGCCATGGCTCAGCCTAAGTCCTACAACGGGGTCGGGCGGGGCCAGCACTACAGCGACAGTGGACTGTACGGGGCTGACGGAGGGTATCTACGGCGACAGCATCAGCGTCACTAGCACGGATGGCGTGACTAACCTACCCTTCATAGTGCCGGTCTCGCTGACCGTCAACCCGGCCCCGGTGGTGACCAACCCCAGCCTGCCGAACAGCTATCTGGCGACAGCCTACTCACAGAACCTAACGGCTACGGGGGGTCAGACGCCGCGCACCTGGACAATCGACAGCGGCACCCTCTGCACTGGGCTGACCTTATCGAGTGCAGGGCTGATATCCGGCACCCCCACCGACCCAGCCGGGTGCAGTTTTGTGGCTAAGATGACTGATCCGAGTGGCGCGATTGCCACTAAGCCACTCTCTATCTCAGTTAGTCCACCTCCCGGTACTGCCCCCAGAGGTGTATCCATGCGGGGTGTAACAGGCAGATAAGGGTGTTACACTACACTTTATGACTGACCTACAGCTAGTCAGGCAGTTAGCCCAAGACGTGCCACAACAGGTGACCACCACTGTTGATGTGGAGGAGGGCTCAACTGTCATGCAACTGGAGAATTACCCGGTGCAGGCGACTAGTGTAATGCTTACAGGCGACACCCTGCCCGACTACACCGTATCTGCCGACACCGGGCTGGTCACGTTCGTCACGGCAGCGGGGGCTCAGTCTGTGGCCGTCCAGTACACGTGGACTCTGCTGTCAGACGAGTTCATCACGGCACTGCTGGCGCTGAATGTGGACTTGCCTGACCCCATCAGGCTGTCTGCGGCGGATGCGCTGGATGCCATAGCGGTCAATGAGACTCTGATCCTCCGCAAGATACGTATCCTGGACTTGCAGACGGATGGCCCGGCTGTGGCGGATGCGCTGAGAAAGGCATCTAAGAATCTCAGAGATCTGGTCTACAGCCAGGACTACGCGGAGTCTGACTTTGACACCGTTGAAGTCGGCTGCGTGGACTACTGGGGTCTGCGGTATCGGTCGGTGGATCTGGTATGAGGTCGCTGATTGATCCCCGCATGAGGACCCGGCTGAGAGGCTACTGGCCCAGCATCTGCACGGTCCAGCTTGAGAAGTTCGTCCAGGAGGAGTCGGGGCAGCAGAAGCAGACTGGCGGGTCGGACATTGATGGCCTGACCAAGATCCCATGTCGCATTGGCCCACTGATTGAGGTGAGGCCGACTGACGATGAGATAAGGGCTGGTGGAGTAGTGGAGGAGTATCGGAGGCGTCAATGCAAACTTGACGGCTTCTTCCCTAACATCCAGCCCAGTGGGATGCAGGCTGTGGTGGACGGCGTGGTATACCCGATCAGAGGCGTTGAGCACGACAGCGAGAAGTTCAGCACCAGATTGAAGCTGGAGGTCCTGACACTCTAATGGCATCGGTGAGGGTGACTACCGGCAAGCGGTCCCGCGAGAAGGGCACCACTGTCGGCATGGAGGTCAACACCTTCGGGCTGAAGAAGTTGCAGGGGGCAGTCAATGGTGAGTCAATGGCTCAGATCCTGCTGGATGCTGGTCAGATCGCGTTCGTGGAGGCATTCAACGAGTGGCCTGTCCAGACCTTCGCCAGCCGGGACACCCTTAAGCTGGAGACTGCTGAGGTCGGCCCCACCCATGCGAGAGTCATCCTCCAAGCGGGTGGGCCGGATCTTATCAATGACCCCCGCAATACCAGCCACAAGGACTACGCCCCGTTCATCGAGTTCAATGGCACGGCAACAGCCGCCCCGAACATCATTGCCCGGTCCATCATGAGCAACGACCGGGCCATCCGCAAGCAGATCCATGACGCCGTAGCAGCACTCATCCAGGAGGCCGCGAGTGAGTAGCCGACTTGCCACCATCGTCTCCATCCTGAACAACGCCACCCTCACTCCAGCCCCCAAAGGAATCAGCCCCCGGCCAGTGCCCGCCAGGACCTCCCCGCCGCTGCCATACATCACGGTGCAGGAGGTGATGGGGCGGGAGGTGGAGTCTCTATCAGGTACGAGCGGGCTGTGCCATGCGCCCATCCAGGTCAGTTGCTGGAGCAAGAGCTACGAGGAGGCGTATGCGCTGAGAGATGGCGTCAAGGCTCTGCTACTGCCGTATCGGGGCACAGTCAACGGTCAGACTATCCAGTGGGTCAACCACGGGCAGGACCGGGAGTTGTATGATGACGTGCGTGAGTTACATCAACTAATCGAGGTGCTGAGCATATGGTGGGACAGTTAGCCCCCGGTAAGCAGTCCGAACTGGACACCTATGAGTGGGAGGAGGCTGAGGTCTATGGCGAACAGCGGTACAAGTGCCACGACTGCCCCTTCACTATCTTCAATAAGCCGCTGGTGATGGAGGAGCACTGCCGCCGCAATGGGCATGGGATCGTGCCGTATGGTGGGCTCACTCTGGAGAGCTATGTGGAGACTACCCCGCACAAGCTGACCTACTCCGTAAACATTACACTGGGCTACCTCTGCTGGAACACGGCCCAGATCAGTGCAGAGGGAGTGGCCGCGCTGGTGAGGGAGTCAGAGCGGCTGGGCAAGCTGGGCTGTAATGTCCAGATCGTGATCTTGGACAACGGGTCCACGGATGACACGTTCCACAAGACACACAAGTCGCTGGGCACGCACCCGGCTGAACTGATCCGCAATGTCCGCAACTTCGGCATCAGCCCAGCCCGCAACCAGATACTCGATGCCGCTCTAGACCGTGGGTCGCACTACGTACTGCTGATGGATGGTGACATTGAGGTGGTGCCACTGTCGGTGTTCCAGATGGTGCGGTATCTAGAATGCCACCCCACACTGGGCTGCATAGGCGCATACTCCTCCAACTGCACACCAGACAGGCTGCGGACTACAGCGGCTCTGTACGAGATCCCCGAGTCCCGCGTGAAGCATGACATACGGTGTGCCTGGACGCAGTACGGCCTGTTCCGCTGCAAGATGTTCCAGCACGGGATGATCCGGTTCGATGAGGATGGGCCGTTCGGGGAGCCGGGGTGGGGCTACGAGGACGATGACCTGTACTGGCAGATGCAGTCGCTGGGCTGGGGCAACAAGTACTTCAGCGGCATGACCTACCTGCACCGGGCCATCCACTCCTCCTTCAAGCTGCTCAAGAAGGACGGCGTGAGCTTGGAGAAGATGTTCCAGCGGCGTAAGGAGTACCTGCTGACCAAGCTGCGTAAGAGGGGTGTGGATGAGAGCGTGCTGCAAGGCATAGAGGCCCAGAGCCTACCCAAGGAGAAGGTCAGTGCCTGACGAGACCCTCATAGTCCAGCCGTCTCAGGATGAGATCGACCAGTTACGCGGCTACCGGATCAACAAGTGGAATGGGCACGACAACTATGTCTGCCTGCACTGCCAGTACGCCACCATCTGGAAGTCCAAGATGGAGAAGCACCAAGCGGAGGATGACCACCCGTGGGCCTACCCCGGCCAGAACCCTCCGTCTGTTGAAGATTCGAGTGACGAGCCCGAGTATTAAAGGAGAACAGACGAATGAGTATCGCAAAGATTGCCAGTGGCACCCTCCTACAGCATGGGGATGGGGCCAGCCCTGAAGTGTTCACGACGGTTCCCGAGGTCACCAAGCTGTCTGGGCCGTCAGTCAAGTTCGCCCTGCTGGACACCACCAGCCA